AAAACTAAGCCGTCAAATGTTCGCCTTCCCGCTATTGCCGAATATCTCGGTGTCTCCGTAGAGGACATTATGCCGGACGATGTAGCCGCCCCCGCAGCTTCGGAGGGCGCAAAAAAAGCCCCCGATCCGGAGATCGAGGGCGTAATGGAAGATGAAGATTTGAAAGAAGCTGTCGAGCTTTTGAAAAAAATGGATAAGGAAACCCTGCGGATTTTTATCAAAGCCGCCCGCGGGGCTTTGGAGAATTAATTATGAGTATTTCGTGGGGTGAAATCGGCGTTTCCGCCTTTTCTGTTTTGGCATCCGCCGGAGTGTCTGTCTACATTTCTAAGCGGACAGCAAAAGCAGAAATCGAAAAGCTGAAAGCAATATGGGCGCACGAGAAAGAGGCCGCTTGCGATTCCGATTTTGATGCGATGGTTGCCGCCGTTTCCTTATATGCAAAGTATCCGTCTCCCGCAAACTTTCAGTCCGCTACCAACGCCGTCGGCATTTATCGCGCAAAAGCCACGGGAGAAGCGGCGGAAAAGGTTGACGAACTCAGCCGTTTAATCGTGAGGGAATGCCCAAATTGCGCAGCAGTATCCGACCAGCTGCAAGCCGTAATTGAGTGCAAGCGTAAAGCGTAGCTTTAAAAGGTCGCCTTGCCCTGCTCTCCCTCTTTCCAAAACATATCAAGTTCACCGGAAAAAAGATTCCTGGCAATTTTGTAAAGCTCACTGATGGCTGTTTCGCGGTCAACGCCGTCCAGCTCAAGGCCGATTTCGCGCTCGTAGCCGTTTTCTTTACTGATAGCCCAAATTTTCATTTTATCGCCTCCATAATTTTATCAAACTGATTGCGGGTCATTTTACTCGCCAAAGAAATCGCCTCAGAAAGTAACGCAATATGCTCTGCATTCTTTATTATATCACATTTATTTCCCGTTTCACAGCTTACAATTTCCATCTTTATACTTTTCTGCTTACAATCCACATTATTTCTCCTTTCGGTTTATCTACCTATAGTCAAAATATGGCATTTGTTGCACAGTTTAGGGCAACAATACAAAAAAATTTTTTAAGAAGGAGCATAATTAGAAATGGCTAAAAAATCTTCCTTTAAAATACCAGGGCTTTCCTTTAGCTGGAAACGTGCGCTTGGAATTACCAGCGCAAAACGCAAGATTGCAAAAGCAACGGGAATTCCTACAACAAAGGCGGGGCGGCAAAGAAAAGCCGGCAAGCTATTGGGGATTAAGTGAACGCCATAGAAAATTATTTCATATAGTCCCCACCGCCCCCGCACCGGACGGTGGGGATTTTTTGCCGCCTATCGCCGTCACTGGCTCTTGGCCGCATACCCACAGTATCAGTTTGTTGTTTGGCAAGTCAATCCAAAAACCGGATAATATGCGATTAGCCGGTAAAAACAAACGGAGAGGTTTGCCCAAAATAAGGCAGGAGGGGAAGAAATGGAAAAAACTTTGCAGGATATTTGCAGAGAGGCAAAGGAGTACCAGCATCTTACCACGCAAGACTTAGCCGATTTAACAGATCTGTCATCGTCCACGATCAGCAATTACTTTTCTGCGTCTTCAAAGGATCCAAGCCTATACAAGATGGGGCTTATATGCGCCGCCCTCGGTGTGTCTATAGATGAGTATTTTGGTATCGTAAAGAGACCAACCACGGAGGAGCAGCTGGCAGAGGCCCACAGAGCAATGGCCGATGCAGATGCAAAGCATAGCGCAGCCCTACGCATTGCGCACTTGGAGGGCGGCATGGAGCAGCTGACCGGATCAGTGGCAAAGCACGAAAAAAAGGAGTGCGTATTGCAAATTTGGGTGTATATCCTGGCGTTTTCGCTGTCAATTGCCGTATCCATAATATTTGGATATTTGGCGTTTGATTCAAGCGTCCCGCACACAGGGCTTATCCGCAACGGGCAGATTACATCAATCGGCTGGATGCTATTTGCTCTGCTTACGGTGGGCGTCGGTGTAATCATTGCTTCGCTGATTAATGCGCTGCGATATTACAAGCACCATCAAACTGATAAAAATATAGGGTAGGAGGATAAAAATGGGAAAAGCAATGAGGAGGGCCAACGGAACCGGGACAGTGTATAAGCTCGCCGGGCGCCGACGCAGGCCCTGGGTGGCTGCAAAGCAAAAAATCATTATAGGATATTACCCCACCAAAAAAGATGCTATAGCGGCGCTGGAACGTCTTGCAGGCAAGGATTTAACGGAGCGGTACAACATGACCTTTGCCCAGGTGTTTGACGCTTGGAAAGCGGAACATTACAAAAAAATAGGGCCAAATGGTATAGAAGGCTATGACGGCGCATTTAAAATTTTTGCGCCGCTGCACGACCGGAAGTTCCGGGACTTAAAAACGGCGGATTTCCAGGGCGTACTGGATGCCCATATGCATAAATCCCATAGCACTGTGTCCAAGTATAAGCAACTCATAACGCAGATGTCCACATGGGCCATGCGCGAGGAAATCATCACAACAAATTTTGCAAAATTCGTCCAGCTCCCCGAAAACACAAAAAAAGAAAAAGAAACATTTACCGATGCTGAAATAAGCAAGCTGGAAGCGGACGGCAGCGACACCGCAAAAATTATCCTCATGCTGATTTACACAGGAATGCGCATAGGGGAATTGTTTTCCCTACCGGCTAAAGATTATCACAAAGATTATGTGGTCGGCGGTGAAAAGACGGAGGCTGGGCGAAACAGGATCATCCCAATCCGCCCCGAAGGGATCCCATACTTTGCCTATTTTGCAAATAAGGCTACTGGCCCACTGCTCATATCCGGCTATGCTGGGGAAAGAATCCCAGCAAACTTCCGCCGCCGGGATTATTACCCGCTTTTGGAAAAATTAAAAATCCAGCGCAAAACGCCGCACTCCACCCGGCACACCTATGCGAGCTGGGCGAGAAAAGCGGGGATTGCTCCGGAGACGCTACAGAGGATCCTCGGCCACGCCAACTACTCCACTACCGCAAATATATACGTCCATACGTCAGCGGAGGAATTGGTGCAGGCCGTTAAAAAGGCGAAAATTTGTTAGTAGTTTGTTAGTTACCGACGGGAGCCAAGGCAAGCCCTTGCAAAATTGCTCTTCGAAAAGTTGCAAAATCGCAACAAATATTGTTATTCTTATTAATTTTTGTGTCTATATATTCAAAACGATTATAATTCACACGCAGGAGGTCACTGGTTCGAGTCCAGCAGTCTCCACCAAAAAAGTCCAGGAATCTCAAGGGTTCCCGGACTTTTTTATTTTTGCCAAGATTAACTTTGTTAGTAACGTGTTAGTAGTAGCGATTTAGGTCAGTTTTTTTAGGACGCTGTTATAAGCTTTCTCATTGACGATTTTTAGTGTGTCCATAAGCTCGTCCATAACTTCCCACGCCCTATCCTGCGCTACATTCCCAACCGCTTTCAAAAATTCACTGCCGGATGGTTTTATTTTCTTGGCCGGCGCAGGCTCTGCAGAATACAGCATTGGGGGCGTTTTCGCCTGCAGTTGCTCCCCGCCGTGCTCGTTACGGATAATGTAGAGCGCCGCCAGTTTCTCATAGTTTGTCCAGCTCGATTCTTCTGTTTCAAGGCGAGCTATCCAGCGCTTGACCTCATTCTCGTCGACCATAGGGGTGCGCCCCCTTTAGTCCTCGATCGTGTCCATGCAGCGCTGGATGGCTCTGCGGATGCTTTCGTCGTCGGCGTTGTCCAGCATTTCCTGCAACTGGCGTTTCATGTTGTCGATGCCACCATCACGGGAATAGTGGCCGCGCACATAATGCGTGCCGCGTCTCGCATTGGACATATCACGGTCATAAGCGCCGCGCATGCCCGACTGCCAGTCTCCGTCGCGGGAATAGCGGCGAGAATAGTCTTCATCGCGGGAATAGCCGCCGTCTTCCATCATCTCGATCTTATCGATGTTCTTGATGGTTGCTGTCAGTTTGTGGGCAATTTCCAGGTCACCCGCACCCAATTCGCCTTTTCGGGCCAGTTCGTCCAGCTCCTTGCAGAGCATATCCCGCAGTTCATACATAGATTTCATACCCATTGTGTTCTCCTTTCTCAGCTCACACGGTCGATGGTCAGGTTGCTATTGGCAAAGCTGACCGCCTCCTCACTGGTGTTCTTTGCTGCAACGGTCACGCAGCAACCACGCGGCACTTCCACAATGGTGCTGACGTAGACGTTAAAATAGTTTTCCACCGCAGCCGGGGTGACGGTCGCCGTTGCTCCGTTGAGTGCTTCGCCGTTGACGGCAAGCGCCGTGGTGATCGCACCTACCGTGCCGCCAGTGGGGACGGCGATGTTCGCGCCAAAGCTCACCTTAAAGCGCGCCTTACACTGCTGCGTCAATCCGCGCAGGGTGACAAGTCCACTGCCCTCGCGGTGGACGATGCAGGGCTTGCCGCAAGCCGCCGTGGAGACCATCGGAACATTCTGGCCAGCAGGGACGGTCACGATTCCGGGATTTACATATTCAGCCATAATTTCAGTCCTTTCATAAAATACAGCGGCAGGGCTATTGCCCCGCCGCTTTTGTTTAGTATCGGCACGGGGCCGACCATTTCCCAACATAGGGAAAAGCTACGCTATGCAGTTGTCAGCAGCCACAACAGGCAAACTGGTTGCAGCAATAGGGGTTCTGCACCGTGTAGGCCGGAATGGGAGAAGGCCGGAGCTGAGACACCAGATAACTGTTCTGCGCCGCCTGGCTTGCCGCCAGCTTCAAGCCCTGGTTCTCGGCCTGGAGGTCAGATAGCTTGCTCTGCGTCAGGAAGTCGAGGATTGCGCGGCTGTTGCTGTTAGCGTTGTCGATGATGTCGCGGGTCGCGTTCTGCACGGTGTTGCGCGTGTCGCACGCCTGCGCCGCCATGTCATAGCGCACCTGCGCGATAGCCGCGCGATTCTCGCAGCAGCAATTTGCGGCCTGCATCTGCATGGCGTTGAGCTGCTGCATCAGCGCCGCTTGCTGGTTGCTACGGGACAGCTCGGCCTGTGCAAAGCCGTTTGCCATCGCCATGTTGGTGCCGTTGACAAGCTGCGCCTGCTGGTAAAATCCGTCGCAAAGGCCCTGATTTACGCTGTCGATCTTGCGCTCGACATTGGCAAAATCAGAGGTCAGCACGTAGCCGTCTACGACACCGCCGGAATTGCCAGCGTTGTTGCCCCAGCCGTTGCGGCCCCAGCCGAAGAGGAAAAGAACGATAATCCAGATCCAGTTTTCGCCCCACATACCCATGCCACCGCCGTAGCTGTTCGCGGGCGCGACCGGCATAGTCATCATGGGAGCACCGTCGGAAAGAGACATATTATCTCCCCTTTCATAAATTTTATTTATCAAATCGTGGCCACGATAAGATCAATGGAATAAATGCTCGAACTGTTTTGCCATAGATTGAAGTTGGTTTAACTCTTGCTGGCTCATAGCCCCAGATTGCAAAAGCTTGTCGACCTCCGCTTTTGGGTTACCCTGAAAATTCGCCCTAAACTGTTGGAACTGCTGCAACATCTGCATAAAGCCGTTGCCGCCGCCGAGCGCTCCGAAAAATGGATTATTCATCGTCATCGTCCTCCTTGCGCTTCTTCTTGCCCTTCAATTCGCCCACAAGCGCCGCCAGCGCGTCAAACTCCTTGCGGGTGACAAATTCCACGCCCGGCTTTTGCGGCACGTTAGGGGCCGTTTCTGTGCGTTCTACGAGGTCATAAATCTTGAGCGTCGGTTTCCCGCTTGCGTCTGCCTGCTTGAGGTAAACGGTGGGGGCGGTGGAATCCCACAGCGCTACGGCAGAGTTGGGCGCGATGAGATAACCTCTTGCCTCCTGCTCTCCGCTTACCCACTGTACGCCGCCTTGCGCGATGGGGTTCTGTTGCCCTGGCTGCGACATAGGCTGCTGCATGGGTTGCATCTGTGGCTGCTGCATCTGCCGCATCTGCATGAGGTTGTCCGGCATCGGCTGTGGATAATAGGGGTTGAAATAGGGATATGCCATGTTCATTCCTCCGTTTCTTTGTCCCAGAAATAAAGCGGGATTTCGTTCTCGCTGTTCCAGCTGTCATAGATGATCCCGTCCTGAACGCACACTACATGCCCAGAGAGGGCGAGAATATATGTCCCGCGTGGGTGCTCATCGGCAAACCTGCCGACCGTGTAACAGTCCGGGCAAGTGTCCGGTATGATGTATCTCCGGTAGCCTAAGGACCGCAGATATGCGCCCCAACAGGCGTTTGCATTGGGTAAATCGCCGTCCAAGTAGCCACGCATGCACAGCCGGAGATAAACCTCGCCCCAATCCTTTCCCGTGGCCTTACAGATCGCACGGACAGTGCAATCGGACACGTTTTTCCCGCAGGGATTTGGATTAAAATATTTATACATGATTGCAACCCCTATATAGGCTTTCAGCAATTTCCACATACGCTAAAAGCCCCTGGGGATCGTCTGCGTACAGAATGCAAATATCCTGCGCCATTTGCGCGGTAAACCCGCATTTGATTAAGCGCTCGTACATATTCCCGCCTCCTTGCCTCTATAATAAAAGAAATCCGGGCAAATAAACTGCCCGGATTCTGCCTTGATTCTGCAATAATGTAGTTACAGTGTACACCAATTGTGTGCAAAAACGAAAAATAGCCGCACCCAAAAAGGGCGCGGCTACTTTTAGGAATTGAATGCATCCGCCAGTTTTTGGTATGCGCGGCGGCGCAATTTGTAAAATCCATCTACGCTGATATGTAGTTTTGCCGCCGTCTGTACGCAGGTGCGGCCAAAAATGTCCACGTCAATTACACAGGTTTCCTCGTCTTCCGGTAGCCCTACCGCACGGATTGTTTCTGTGGCGCGGCATGGTGCCATAGTGGATAGTTTTTTGCGGATTCTTTTGTGCTGATCTATCATTTCCCACGGTGTGCCGTGGAGGTGCGGATGTTTATGCACGGGCGTGAGGCCGGCGTAGCGGTGTCCTCTGCGCCCTCCAGTGGATTTATTTTATCCTTTATTTCAGCAGAAAATTCCAGCTGGCGGCACCGAGGATGCCATCCACGCCGAGGTCGTGGTCAGCCTGCATCCGGCGCAGACCGGCCTCCATCTTGGGGCCAAAGAGCTTGTCACCGCTCCAGATCTCGTCAGGGTAATAGCCCTTGTCCTTCATCAGCAGCATGGCAGCCCGGACGTCGTTGCCCTCCATGCCACGGCGCAGCATACGCAGTTCCATGTTGATCGTCTCCTCCTTCGTCGTCGGTGCGGGTGCGGGCTGCTCGTTCAGCAGCGCCTTGACGCTGGCCTTGAACGCCTCCCACTCCGCATTGTTCTTCCCTGCCATCTGCCGGGGGCAGGACTTCCCGGTCACGTCGTAGTGCCGCAGGACGTAGGTGTCCACGCCGGAGATGCCCAGCAGCTTGCACAGCTCCGCCGTCAGTGCCGCAGCGTTGGCCTTGGTGCGCTCGGAAACATGGTAGTTCCCAGAGCAGCACATCTCGATGGAGATACTGTTGGTGTTGCGGCAGAGGGGATGTACCGGAGCGGGAGAGCCTACCGCCCACGCCCGGTCACAGGCCGGTACGGACTGGTAGATGCTGTCCTCGTCCACAAAGTAATGTGCGCTGGCCTCCCGGTCGCCGCCTGCGAAATACTTGCAGTTGGCCTTGGCGGTGTCGCTGACGTTGCCCGTGTAGTGCAGCACCACAAAGGCAACGTCCCGCCCGCCCAGCCGGTCATAGGTCTCCGTGCTGGCCGGGATGCTGGTGTTGATGGGGATACCGCCCGCCTTGGCAATGGGATATGCGGCAGTGATGTGCTTACCCATATCTCACTCCCCCTTGCTGAGCTGCTTGACAGCCTGATTGATGCCGGTGGCCGCCAGACCGCTGACGATGCCCACGGCAATGGCGGTGATGGGGTCGCCCGCCGGGAAGTCCGGGATGGGTGCCAGATAGTAGCTGACAGCCCCCAGCAAACCGCCGCAGACCCCGCACAGGATGGGGATCCACTTGTCGTTCATGCTGCTGGCCTTGCCCACCAGCCCCACGAGGTAGGTAATGACGGTGATGACCGCCACGCTTGCGATGCCAAAAGTTTCCATAATTTCTCCTTTCCGTGCCCGATTCGGGCACACAAAAAATGTTGACAAGTCTTTGTTTATCGGTTTAGTCGGTATTGTACATTCACTGCCGTCTCCTTCCCTTTTTTAATTCTCAGTATAATCGTAAATGATGGTGGCCTTGCTCGCACCCCAAGGAGCATTTGCTACTTGCCCCTGCGACCACGGAACATAAATGGTGGTTAGGTTGGAGCACCCGTTAAATGCAGAAGAGTGGATGGTCTTTGGGTTTCCCTCGAATGTAATACTTGTTAGCCCGGTGCAATTAGCAAACACACCGAAACCAATGTTCGTTATCCCAGGTGGCAGCCTAGTTATTGCCAGGTTGCGGCAACCATTGAACGCATAGTAACCGATGCGTGTTATTCCAGACGGCAGACTAGTTAGTGCAAGTTTGGGGCAGCTTTGAAACGCATAGCTACCGATATTTGTCATGCCAGACGGCAAGCTGGTTAATGCAAGATTGGGGCAATTATTAAACGCATAGTCACTGATGCTTGTTACCCCAGACGGCAGGCTGGTTAATGCAAGGTTGGGACAACCGCTAAACGCACTGTAACCAATGGTCGTCAAATCACCCGGAAGTGTAGGGCTGACAGCCGTGCGTTCTATCACTGCCTTGAAGCTGCCGCCATCCTCCAGAGTTCCGGTCACGCCGCCGATCACCACATCCTTCTTGATGTTCTCGGATAGTAGGGTGTCCGGTTTTTGAATAGTCACCTTGCGCATGACCTTGCCGCTGGTGGGCAGGATGACCTGATTGCCGTAGGGCATAGACAGCTCCACCGTCCGCTCCTCGGTAGCAAGCACCTCCATCACCTGACCCATCTCAGCCTCCAGAGGGACTTCCCCGCCGAAGGTGACTGCGAAGTCATCGCCGGGCCGGAACGCTACGTCAAACTCGATCATAGCGCACCATCCCGCAAGATACGCTCCACCGGCACCGTGAACACCTGAGATGCCATGCGCTGACCGCCTACGCCCACCCGGAGCTGTATCTTTGCGTCAATGCCTCTCCCGGCAGTAAGCGACAGGGTCTCGGCTTCCGTCAGTGTGCATGAGACAACATTCCCGTCCAGCTGTACATCCGACAATGCTTTTTCGATTTTAACCTGTCCGGCCTGTGCTACGGCCAAGGACAGCACCGTGATGCTCCCCGTGTCGATGGGCAGGCGGAATGTCAGCGTGGGGGTTGTACCTCGATACATACATATACCTCCTCATGCTATAGATTTGCGAGGCTCAGCGGTTGGGCAGTCTTTCCAAATCCGCTATCCTGTGATTGGCGACCTTGATCTGCTCCTCCAGCACCGGAACGCGCCGGGCGAAGTTGTTATGCTCCCGGACTTCCCGTGTCAGCTCGTCCAGTTTGGTGTCGGTGACGGCCTGCTGCGTGTCCAGCTTGGCCTGCACATCACGGGTGGTCTTGTTGCTGGTGATGATTACCCCCAGCAGCGACAGGCCGCCGGTGATAAGTGCAACAATGATAGTTTCTGTCATGCGGTATCTCCTTATATGTTTTATGCTTTCCACTTGCCCATCACCCGCAAGGCGACGACCTGCTCCCCCAACGCCATGGACGCTGCCCGGAGCAGGCGGAAGGATACCGTCTTATTGGCATAACTCCAATCCACGTTGGTGAGGATATGCAGATTGTCCCCTGTGCCGGTTACAACCACATTGCCGGTCACGCCGAAGGGCATAGATAGGCGGATAATGTTGGTGTAGACCATGCTGCCCACAGCAGTATAGCTGGTAGGTGTCACTGTCCCACGCCACCACAAGTCTGCATAACCGGAGGCGTACTTGTAGTACGTCCAGTTGCCGCTTACGCCTTGCTCAATGATGTAGTCTTTGATGCCCATCAATTGCCGAAGTTTTCCCGCTGCGGAATCAGATAAAATCAATTCCCCGTTCAGCTCCATGTCCTTTTCGGCGAAGATAGGCCACTTGAATTGCACCGTTTTCTCTTTTTCGGATACCCCGCCATAACACACTCCCGGCAAGTTGAAGTTGATATTTAACGGAACTTCAACTGTTGCCACATCCATTTCTTTGGTAAAACTGCTTGAAAAAGCGTCCGTGGCGACTACCGTCAGTTTTCTGGTCGTATCTGTTCCGACACCGGCGATGTAAACAACCTTTGAGCCGGAGCTTTGCGCAGAAAGGGTTTGCCTATTCTCGTCATCGATCTTCAAAGAGATGCTGGCGGTGTTATTACTCAAAGAAATGGTGAGGTCGAACATCACCTTAATGTCTGCGCCTGTATTGTTTTCTGTCCACACGCCACTTGTGTAGGAGCCTCTTGCGTATGTGAGATTTGCAATAGTCGGTCCAGCATACTGCTGTACAGTAATAGTGTTTGTAACCGTCTTGCTTCTGCCACGAGAATCTGTCGTAGTTACCGTCACCACAACAGAGCCGCTTTTTGTAAGCAGATTCCCTGTATTCAAATTGGCATTTTCATTACCAATTTTCATGACAGTACCTACGATGGTACTTCCCCTTACTCCGCCACTTGTGGCAACGGCTTTTAGCTGGCTCTTGTTTTGTACCCATCCATATGTCGGCTGATACCCAGCGGCATCGGAAAGCACCACGCTTAAAGATGGAACGAGGGATTCCGGCACAGTGAGGACACAGGTTGTCGTGCTTTCACCTATCTTGCTGCTTCCGTTGTAGGTCTCGCATTTTATCGTCACCGTGCGGGATGAAGCATTTGTGGTAGCATCTATCATGCTGTCAGGGCTTGCCCACGTGTAAGATGTGGCTACACCAGTTGCAATAGAGACATACCCGCTTCCGGCGTTATAGGACAACTTATGTGTAAAGGAGGAATTTTTCCGTGTGATTGTAATTGCTACATTACCGCCCATTGTGCCATTTGCGGCAGACACGGAAGATGCTCTTGGAATTGTTGGTAGTGTAACGCTACCGGAGACGGTCAAATGCCTTGGTGTGTAGGACGAATCAAAGCCGCAGTCCCATTCGCCGGAAAGCGTGACTTTCCCGGTTCCGTCACCACTATGTGTAACAGTGATAGACTTTACGCCAAGCTTGTACCAACCGGTAGATGGGTAATTGTACGGATTCCACGTTTTTGTACCTTGCAGAATGTAATACGCTTCGTTCGCAGACTCATTTTGTGAGTACCCGGTACCGTCGTACACATACAAGGTTAAATCAAGCGCGCTGGTGTTATTCTCGATGCTCTGGCTCTTGACCGTATAGTCAAGGCGTAGCTGCCATCCCTTAGATTTGCTTCCGTAGATGCTCGGCATCACGTCACCCCCACGAAACTTATGGATTGATTCGGCTGCACAACGATAGACATCGGGCCGAGGCGGAACTTCGATAGCTCTACCAGTTCAAAGCTGTTGTTATTCCAGTACGCTAACAATGTGCCGCTTGCGTCATAAAACCCAATCTTGTCGTTGTACTCCTTCAAAACAATCTCCGATGCAGAGGATCCAATGCGAAGCACAGGGTGTCCATTTTCATCAATGCTTGCATCAATGAAATCAGAAAGAGTTTGTCCATTGATCGTCACACGCTCTGCGGACATCTGCCCAGCCGTTATTGTGTCTGCGTTTACTGCGCCGTCCATCGTAAGCGCAACGCCAGAAATGGTTTTCCCGCCGTCTTTGGAATATCCAAGACCGTTGATGTTCATAATCCACAGCCTTGTATTATCTTCCATAGTGGGCGTGTCTCGAACCATCCACCCAGTTGGGAAACCGTCATCATCCAGCGTGACTTCCCAGTATCCGCCTTTTGCGCCTATGATTCTTTCGGTGGCATCCTGCATGGCTTTGGCAAGGCCGGAATATTCCCGTTTTACTTGCTGCATAATAGGGCTTTCCACGACATACTGCTTGTCCTGCGGCGCATAGCAGGTCGTATTCGCCACCATTCCGCCCTTTATGCGCAGCTCCTGTTCCATAATGTACACGGGGAATGTGCTGGCTGGGCCGGTCACATCTGTAACGTGCAATATGTCACCTGCTTCCGTAGAGGGGTCTCCCCGCCATTGCACCTTACACGGCATCATTGCCTTGTTTCCAATTTTCTCAAAAACAGTAGCCGCCACAGCTTCGGTAATATACGGGTTTGTAGCCGAAATTCCAACACCCGTCCCGACCGTGATGGGGTTTTCTTCCGTTCCCGTGACAAGGCTTTGTATGGTAAACGGGGAATCTGCGGATTTGCTAAGTCCTCCCTGATACTGCACCTCCGGTCCAACAGAAATACTATCAGAGTACCAGCAGAATTTTAGTTCGCCGTCGGAACCAAATTTTGCATTGCATCCGATCAGCCCCGCCAGCCATCCGAGTTGCTGGCGCAGTGACCCTGTGTAGGGGGCAGCAATTTGAATATCCGGCAAAGCTACAGAGGGAGCAGTGACATTTCCTTGCGTACACACATCTGTGAGAATCTGCACAGGAGTGGCGGGGAAATCAATGGTAGGCACATAATCATCCGTCAGACTGGCCATGCGGTCATATCCTGTGATAGTTACCCACAACTTCCCGCTTTCTTCTACGCCGTCCGTGGGGATGTAATATTTGCCCTTTTGGACATACTGGGCTTCGCCGCCCACCATGATTCCAACAGATGGAATAAAAAATGCACCGTTCAGCGGGAGATTGTCCTGCTTGTACATCGTCACCTTGCAACTGGATGAAAACGCCGCACCGATGGTCACGCCGTCCGACGAGCCAAACTGCTCTGTTACAACAATCTCCTGTACCTCCGATGCGGGGAGGTCTGTTGTTCCATTGAAATTGATTTTGCTGGTAATTTCACGCCCCGGTGCCGAACACGCAGCATGAAATGCGTCTGTTACAGTGTGCATGGCTCACCTCTCGATGAAGTTCATAGATAGCCCATTCCATTGATATGCACCATCAATAAGGCTATACATTGGAGCCGTTCTGTCGCCAACATATGCGGTCATTTTCCTTGTGGTTCCGGTCATTGCATCTGGATAACTTACATCGAAAAACACATCATCAACCGCTTGTAGCAGCGTAGACATAGGAGCGGCTTTCATGGGTGGCCACGATAGAGTTAGCTTTCGCTTGCTTGCCACACGGTCACGGAACAAATCTCCGCTTTGGTTTCGCCCCGTTCCGTCTGCATCAACATCTTGTAGACCCCACGAATATTCGCTGGGGTCAGGCAGCGGGACAATCGTCCCGTCTGCCTTTGTAATGGTTAAAATTGCCATTTGACCTCCTTATGTGACAAGAGGACTTGCCCCAGTCGCCCGGACAACGGCGTTGTTTTCTCTGACCACCGTATCAAACAATTTCTTCCCAGTTACACTATCGAGAACGATAGTGACGTGAATTTCGCTGGAACCGCCGGATTCCTCCCGGACAATTTTACGAATAAGGCCTTCCGGCGCTTCGATGTTGTTCCCGTGGGGCTGATCGCCAAGCACAGCAAGGAATTCATCATTTGCCGGGATAACTGCACCTTTTGCAAGATGCGGAAGCACATTCTCACTGATATAGGAAATGTTCACACCGATAGACTTCCCGCCAATGGCCGGCACCCACGAAGGAACATCAAAACTGATTTTATTCATCTGCTTAATGAGCCAGTTCAGCCCTCTGATGATGATATTGATTGCGCCGTTAAGCAGATCGATTATGGTGTTCCATACACCCTTGAAAATGTCCTTAATTCCTTCCCACGCCTTGTCAAAATCCATAGAGAAAACGCCGGAGATAAACTTGATTAGCCCGGAAAAAATCGTCTTAATTTCGTTGATTACATTCCCGACGGTTTGCTTGATGTTGCCAAAAACGGAGGTTACAATAGCTTTGATTCCGGTAATAAGCGGCTTCAACTTTCCGTTTGTTTTCTGGTCAATCCAATCCAACAATCCGTTAAACCAATCTCTTATACCGTCAATTACAGCACCAATCGCTTTCCCAAGACCGTTAAAGATTCCAGCGATTCCATTCGTAGCTCTTTCTATATCTCCAGTAAAAATTCCCGCAAAGAAATCAATAAATCCCTTTAGCGTTTCTTTGACTCCTTCAATAAGTTCCTGCCCGTGCCCGGTCGCCGTAGTAACGCTAAGCAGCAGCGATGCAATCATTCCGATAAGAAGCGGGATAAAGGAACCGGTCAAAATGCCGATGCCTACGCCAGCCGCGAGAATTCCAGCAACAGCAAGCATTTGATTCTGGAAATTCCATCCATTTTTCTCCGCATCAGTAAACGCAACGGCCAAAACAGCAAGCCCGGAAACAATGGCTGTAATTCCTCCAGCCACCGGCCCAAGAGCGACATACAGTCCTGTCACGGCAAGCGTCATGCCGAAAATCATCCCGGCCATGTTTTCTTGCGTTACACCGTTTACGATCGAATCTAAAATGTTCTGTACAAGCGTAAGCGCACCATAAATGCCCACAGCAAGTCCAATGGTTTTTTGCAAATTAAGGCCGAGTTTTGGGCCAAGTTTCCACGCCGCTAATCCGGCGCCAATGGCAAGAATCCACGGGAGCGCATTTTTGAGCTTCTGCGTGACTTCATCAGCCTGCTTACTTACATCATTAAGAAAACCATACTCAGGCAATTCAAAGTCAAAACCGCTGCCGCCGGACACACCTGCAGAACCAGCCCCGGACGCAGTGTTGCCATTCAGAATGTTAAGCTCGTCAAAGCCCATAACGGACTTTTTCAGCTCTTTTGCTGCGCTTGTTGCATCGTCAAAGCCTGCAGCGGCATCTTCTGCGCCGCTGGCAAGATTCCCAACGCCAGAATAATCAATCTCCGTGAGCTTGAAGTGAAACAGTTTTGCAATAGCATCCGCCAGCTCGCGTACAATACGAAGGACGGCGATTGCAATGGGTAATATCTTTTGAAGAATAGGAATAAAAATGTTACCGATTGCTCTTGATGCCTGTGTCAACTGCGCTTGGAAAATACGGAGCTGGTTTGCGGGGGCATCCAGCGAACGAGCCATGTCACCCTGCGCCGTTGTTACCTGTGTCATAATGGCGTAGTAACGCAACTCCGCCTTTTCTGCCTGTGTCATGGCAGAAACAGACTTTTCGATTCCCAGCGTCAATGCGGTTTGTTCCAGTTTGGCTTGCGACAGGTCATAGCCCAATCTACGCAACGGTTCCAATTCGCCAGAAACGCCGGATTGCAGCTTTTGCATAGCATCTTCAACGGAAATGTTGAAGAACGAGGAAATGTCATAGCCGAGCTGTGTAAGGTTCTTACTCATTAGGTAAGAACGGTCTGCGACAGAGCCGAAGCCGGACAGCAAAGTGTTAAATACGCCCTGATTCCGCATCCATTTTGCGGGGTCAATGCCCATTATTTCGCCAACATTTTCCGCATACTCTTGGGCTTCTTTTGCGTATTGACCCATTGACGCAGTAAACAGGTTCAAATCCTCTTGGTAGGCATTTGATTCAGTGATGGCCTTGCTGATTCCTTGGCGCACCATACGAATTCCGGCCACAACCCCTGCCGTTTTTATGCTTTTGAGGGAAATCCCAAATCGGCTCGTTTGGGCGGATCCTTTGTTTACCGTGTTGCTGTACTTCTCGGTCGTTGTTATGAGCCGCTGAATTCGAGACGGCATGGCACTAAATCCATCGGCTACATGTTGCATTTCTGTGGCAAACGGTCTCAGCGCATTTGCAAGCCGGGTCATTTGGTTTGAAAACTCGTCAATGTCTGCGGCGCGGAGGTCGCGCACAATGTCCGGAAAAGCGCTGAGCTGGTTGATGTACGAACGCATGTGCGCACCTTCCAGTTCGGATAGCGGGCGCAAAGCATCTGCGACATTGTAGAGTTTGTCTATATCACCATCGGAAATCCCGGATAGTGCCGTTCCGAGAGATTGCATATTAGTCCCAAGCGATTTTGGAATCTTAACGGTTCCAACATCGGATATGGCCTTTAGTCCGGCAGCGATAGATTTAAGTTTTTGCCCAACTGCACCGGACCCAGACAGCGCTTTATTGAGCGCAGCAATCTGATTTGCAGCAGTTCTTACGCCGGACGCTCCGCCGGAAGTAGCCGTCTTTAGGGAGGACAACGCTTTTTCAAGCCGTCCCAAAGACGCAACGGCACTGTCGCTGTTCTCTTTGATTTGGAACTCAAGCCCTTGGATTTCAAGATTGTCCATGCTTTTCACCTCCCGGCTCGAACCTCTTATTGTTGGCAATCATAAACATTTCCATAACTGCCTTTGCACGGTTATCGTTTTTCTTCTCTTTCTCCGCTTTATCGGGTGATTTGTCATTCACGCCAACAGGATAGGGGGAATCTCGATACGGAATGGGCTTTGCGCCCTTCTTTGCGAACGCATGAAGAATAGGCGAAACATCCGCCAAGGCTTCATAGAAATACGCACCCTGTAACCATGCTTGCTGGTTATCCAAGGCCTGCTTGATTTTCGCTGCCTTGCGGTAGTACTTGACCAACTCGCAATCCATTTCCCAGAACTGCTCGTAGGTCATGCCTATTGCAAGGTAATAAGGAAAAGCCTCATAGAACTTTTCCGTGTAAGCGTAGAGGGGGGTATTGCCCCCCTCTTTATCGGGCGGCGGTTCGCTTACCAGTCCACCGTCCAGCTGGCGTTTCCCTCGGCTTCGGGATCATCCATGAGCGCTACGATGGGTTCGCTATACATTTCCACCAGCTTGCCCAGCATATCTCCCTTGTTGGGCAGCTGGGCGTAAATCTTGTCGATAACATCACGCTTTACATAGCGGTGATGCGCCAAAAAAGCGCCAGCAAACAGGGCGGGCAGATAGGTCATGGGCTTGCGCTGCAATTCCTCGATCTCGAAGCCCTGCCGCTCCATCATCTCCACAGATTTTCTGGTGTATTCCAGCACATATTTCACATCGTTGTGCTCGATGTCCATTTTCTTTGCCATAATTCCTCCTTACTCGCCGTCATCCAAAGTGATGACAGAGGTGGGTGCGATGGTGATATTCATGCCCACTACTTCGTTTACGCCGCCGCCGGTGGGATACACGGAAAGCTGCCCCTTGAAGGAGAACTTGCCGTCAGAGCCGGTGGGGGTAACAGAACCGCCGGTCTCCGTGCCGCCAAACCAGACGGCATAATCCGCTTCTGTGCCCTCTTTCGCTTTCAGCGCCTTGTAATCGGTCAGCGTGTAGTTCGCCGTGAAACTCAGGCCGTCCATAGACTGAATACCGGAGATGTAGGTCTGCATCTTGTCAGACAGGGTGGTGGTTTCCAGCATTTCAGGATCACCGCCAAGGTCAGGGAACTCCTTGATGTCCACCAGTTTGGTATAAGTGCCGCCGGATGCGGCTTTTACCATCAGAAAAATCTTATAGGTAGAGATAGCGATAAGTCATCATTCCTTTCTTTTCGTTGTCACATTATCTTCGGTAAATGGATGTTCCGTCCGTTTCGGCACGGTATCGTGCCACTAAACGATAGATTGACGCACTGTCCATGTTTGGGACGGGGGTCATGGAAATGCGTGTGAAATTCATTGCATACAGCATTTTGTCGATTTCTGACAGGATGCTGCGGCATTCTGCTTTGCTTTCTCCGGCTTTGTTGGAGTAGACATTGACCTCATACATGACGGTTGCAAACCGTTCTGTGCCGGAACTGTCCTGATTAGATGTGGTCGTGTAATTGTCCTGTTCCACAATGCTTGCGTGGGGGAACTTGGGGGGAGATTTTATATACGCCCCGGAAACATCTATCCCCTTGAACTTCTTTCGCAAGCCTTCTGCAATCGGGGTAAAAATCATCCGCTCCACATCAATCATCCGAACACCTCCTTTACGATTTCTCCAAGCCGCAACTCCAATTCTTTTACGGCGTTATACATGGGCATATTGGCCGGATTACCATGTGTAAGAACAAGCGTCCCCTTTTCTCTTTCTCCTACAACGGTTCCGTTTGTACCGGGTTCTCCGTAATAACCCCATGTGGATTGTTTCCCGCGTCCTTGGCCATATTCTCCGCGCGCCATTCCCAAGTCCCTTGCTTCCGGGTGATTATCCGGGTATGTTACGCCTGTGCCAAATTCAATAAATAAGACCGTGCCGCCAACGGCGACAACGGCCTTTATTTTTCCTCGATCTTCGACAGACACGGTTACATCGTTTGTTCCGTCATATTCGGCGCTCGCAAAGCCTGCGCTTGCCACTTCGTATCCCTCTTGTGCAAGGCGCTCCAAAAGCCTTGCGCAGCCGTTTTTTATCCATTCCCGGTACTCCCGAACGGAATCGATCATCTGCTGTACGCCGGATGGAGAGAGGGTGGTAACAACCTTGTGCTTCACGACACATTCACCTTGCTTATGGCAATAGAGATAGAATTCAGAGATTTGGCCACGCGCTTTACGATGTAGTCATAAAGCGGTTTCCCATCCTTATATTCCGGATTTTTGTCCACAAACAAAACGGTATCTTCTGCAATGGGGCAATCCATATCATCCGTGACGATGACCTTGTCATAGGAAACAAATTGCCCGAATTGCTCCACTTGCGCCGCCCCGGATGCAGGGGAGATATTCGCGAGCATTTTTACTGCGTCCTTGTATTTCACGGACATTTGCCCGGTTTCGTAGCCGTCATCGGACATATTCATAGTTTTCCCGTCATACAGAAGATACCAAAATGCCGATTTGTTCCGATCCATACATCTCATTTCACCACCCCCGCATAAGGGACAATGTCACGCAAAAGGGAGGACGGCACATCGCCGTCCTCATAGGATCGGGAAATACCATTCTCGCTGTGCGCTGTTTCGCCCTCTGCTCCGCGCTTGTTCAGCAGATATGCAGCAATCTCCACTTGGGTCATGTGATACCGTTCGGGGACTTCTTTAATCGTGTCGTCAAACGGGTATAGTTTGCGCAGCACTTTATCCCCAGCAATAGCAAGGTAGGCGGAAAGCACGCTTCCTTGCTGGTCTGTCATAGTAGCTAAAAGCTCTGTCTTTTCAGCTTCGGTCATACTTCCCGCCCTCCTTTATCAGCCGGTCACAGCTTTGGTGTTTACAGGATTGCTTGCGTCATTGGCGATGAACACGCTGCGGCTGTAGGTGGGCGCAGTGAAATCGGTGGAAATACCGGTGAACTTGCCATGATACCATTCGGGGCCGTGGTCAAGACCTACCTGACCGAACAGCTGATACTTCTCACCAGCACCAGTCTTGGGCAACTGCTCCAGGAAGAAGTTACCCTTACCGGGAACAGGCTGGTACACAGGGGAGATAACATCCAGATTCAGCAGCAGTGCGGTGCCAGCGGGCAGGCACTCGCCCAGGTACAGATAAACCACGCCAAGGGGAGTGATTACGCTGGACAGCGCGATACCGTTAATCTCACGGGCGGCGGGAACCACGGTAAGACCGTTCTGCACGGCATCCGCATTGATCTGGAACATGGTCACGGCATCGCACCACAGCACCAGGCCATTTGTGGGGGCGTTTGCTCCGTAAATCTTCTTCACCATGTCGGCTACATCCCACAGGCCCAGGGGCTTGGTTGCCATAGCGGTAACATTGGTGGTAATGGCGGTGGTCAGGCCACGGGTCTTGTTGATCTTGGAATCGTCCGCGGCCTTGTTGTATGCGCCCTGGATGAAGGTGAACTCCATATCCCGGGCAATCTTCTGAATCTTTGCGCCCACCTGGAAATCCAGTTCATTGATGGGGTTCGCCTGCTGATTCTCGATATTCACGCCGGACAGAGTGCCCATGTTGGACATCTTGGCGTAGGAAACACCTACGGTCTCCTGGAAAATCTGCGTGACATTGGTTTTCTGGGTGCGGGTCACCACGGTTGCATCAGGTGCAGTCAGGGACGCGGTCTCGCTGATTGCGGGCTGGGTGCCGCCGGCAGAGCTGTATTCCTGCCCTGTGACGAACTCGACATGGTTGGTGGTTTTTGCCCGGCTTCCGATGATGGAAGACAGAGGGGTGCGGGTGTTGCCCTTGTTGAAGAGCATCCCGGAGTAATTCAGCACTCCGAAGCTGGTAGCAAAAGTATCTGCCATTTTAATTCATTCTCCTTTACTGTGTGTTGTTGTCCTGATTCATTAGGCGGGTATAGTACGCCGCCTCCGCGAAATTGCCGGTGCTTTGCGCATCGGCAGCTTTTTTGGAAAAGTCTGCACCATTCGATCCGGACCCGGAAGCGGGCTTGGGTGTGCCTTGCATTGCGCTGGCTTTCACCTGCTTTGCGTATGTCTCCAAAAAAACCTGCTGGTTGGCAAACACCTTATCAGTGTTGCCGTCAGCCATTGCCTTGGCGGTATCGGCAGCAAGCTTTTCGTCATAGCCCTGTGCAATGAACTTGGCCGTGTACTGAGATACAGTCTTGTCGCGGCGAAGCTCATTCAGCTCCTTCTGCATAGCGGCAATGTCCTCCGCCTGCTGCTGTTTCTTCTGCTCGTCCTCGCTCAACAGAGCATTGTGTTTCCTTTTCCACTCTGCGGCCTCGGAATTTGCCTTGGAAACTGCCGCTTTCTGCTTTTCAAGCTCGGATGCGTTGTCGTTATACTCAAACGCTTCCAGCGCTTTCAGCTTGTCCTCCAAAGACATGTCCGCATAACCGGCGATTCTGCTGGTGTCGATTTTTGCCATTTTGATTACCTCCTGCGTTTAACAAGGCTGTTCACTCAGCACTATTCTCTGTTTTTGCGGGTTGTCTCCCGTTTGCGTTTTTAGGTCGTCCCTGACCATTTATCACCTTGCGGCGGGTAAATCGAAAAAATAAAGGGGCTACCCTTTCGGATAGCCCCTCGGCTGTCGGTCAAGCCCTTGCAAGACCCACTCAGTATTTCTTCTTTCTTCGTACTTCAAGCACCACGATCTTCCCGTTCTCCACTTTCACCTCCGCTTGATTGCGGTTCTTGAGGATTTCGTTGATCGTCCGTACCATCTCCATCGTTAATTCCATTGTTTCCTCCGTTTTCCTCCAGATATTCCATGCTCATCTTGTATGCCAGCTGCGGATCACTGAATAGGCCACAATGCGTAAACGCAAGCTGTGGCGCAATTTTCCCGTTACCAAGCATGGTTACCAGCACATTAGCCTTTTCGGAAATGTTCTCATAGTTCCGCCGGGTGAATCTGATCTCGATTGCAGACAGTTTCAAAGACAAATCGCTCAAGTCATTGCAAATCCGCAAAAGCACTTTCAGAAACTCTTTTTCGGAACGCTTGAACACCAGCTCGGAATCCTTTGCTCTTGCTTCTGCCGCAGACCAGCCGTCACGCATGATGACTGCAGAGCCGGTGTCAGAGGTGGAAGAACCGCCGTTTCTGTTGGGCATCCCGCAAATAGTCAGCACTGTGTTATACAGATTGTCCGCAAGGGTCTGTGTCTGCGTCTGGTTCAGCTCCGTGACAAGGTTTTTGATCTCCGCTTTCTTCTGCGGGTCAATATCCTCAAACTGAATCGCTCCATCCTGCCGCAGTGCAGAATATTGTTCTTCGGAAATACGCACATTATGGAACAGAAGCAAGGACTGCACGAACTGCTCCACGCCATCCATGCGATTGGATTCCACATTGTTGATTGCATCCAGCAGATTCAGTACGATTTCAAATGCGCCAAGTCTTGCCCGGTTTGCCGGGTACTCGATGATGGGGATTCCCAAAATCTGCGGCTCACTTCTGGTGATTTTCCATGTGTCGGTCACCTCGTAGAAGTGGTCTTTTGTGTAACAGCTGAAAACGACTGTCCCATCTTCCATTTTGACATACTTGACCGCCATAAGGGGAGGATTTCCCAGCTGCACGGAATACACCACAAAGCAAAACCGGGGGTCAAGGGTATAAATCTCAAACGGGGCTTCATCTTCATCTTCCGGTGTGTCCGGCATGACCATGCGATAAGCCGTTCCGCAGATGTGGAACCAGTCTGCCAGTTCCTTATCCTTTGCCGGTTTGTCCTCGGACAAAACATAATCGTTCAGTTTTGTCACCATTTCAGCCGCTTTTTCATCGGCTATCCTGCTGACATACTGTACAGGCTCTCCCATCAAGTAGCCGACCTTGAAGGACACGATCTCGTTTGCCCGGTTTTCGACAATCTTGTTGTTGATCTCCGGGCGTACATCCTTTACTCTCGCAAGGATAGGCTGATCGCCTTTATAGTACCTGTATAAATATTCCATGTCTGCCCGGTTTGCGGTGTGGATAACCATTGCCTTTTGCAAAATATTTGCAATATTGCCCTCGTTTACCTCGGTAACATCGGAATAAATGACCTTTCTACCAAACATCTGTCTCAATATCATCACCTCTTAGAACGGTCTTTTGAATATTTCAATCTTGCCGCTGATACGGTTTCTGATCTCGTTTTCCAGCAGCGATAGAGAATCGGGAGCGTCATCGTGTGCCACCTTTCCGCTTCTGACATAGGTGGTCACTTCCTGCATGAATCCCCAGTATTGACACCCTCGCTTGTATGTTGACGGATGCTTGAAGTAGAAATGTTTCTTGATTCCGTCTGATGCAAACTCAATTCTTGTCTGCTTGTTGGAAATCGTCCTTTTTGTCCGTATGCTGGTGTTGAATCCTGCGTTTTTCACAAGCTCCGCAACATCTCTTGCAAAATACATACCTGCATTGTTGGATTCAAACAGCGCATCGCCCACTTTGTTATCAATCAGGCACTTTGCGCATTCCGGCTTTGTGACCTCTGCGGGAGAATCATCGTACACCACATCCACGATGTAGACTTCCTCTCCGTATAAAGCCGCAACAGGCATGGCCGTGCTGTCTTTCCCGCTTTCTGCGGTGTCTGCCACGGCAATGATTGCATCCGGGTCACGATCTACCGGCAGTTCAAAGAAATAGTTCAGCTCCGACTTATTGAAAAGCAGCCCCTTTGCTTCAAAAGGCTGCTGCTGAAATTCGCTTTCAAACTGTTCCGCACTCAGAAGCTCTCTCTGCTCACGGAAATAAGCGGTGGTAAAAACTTTTTTCCCCTCCCGCTCATACTCATAATTGCTTTCGTCTGTAATCAGGTCAAGGGCGGGGATTTCAATGGCTTTCCATGTCCAGCCGCCTTTTTGTGCTTCTTCCTGTAAATGCCCTATGGGGTCATACAGGGAATATCTCGTCCCGGTGGCCACAATAGGCGTACCCTCAATGGCACGACCTAAAATATCGCCGGAAATTACTTCCCACTTATCATCCAGCCGTTGACGGTTTTTCGCTTCCTCTCTGCCCTCCACGCAGTCATCCAAGTACAGGACATTGGTTGCCTCCGACAAACCCACTTGCCGCGCGTCAATCGACCGGCACATGACCGTAGGGAATCGGGATTTTGACCGCAGATTGATGATTTTCGTGTCTGCGTTGGTCTGCACCAATGGAGCATCTGGGAACACATCGTAGAACAAGTACTCGTTCGGCGTTTGCAAATATTCCAGACAGCCGTTATAAAAGCTTCGCACAAGATCGTCTCCCGTACCTTCCATAAGGGACGATTTATCCGGGTTTCTGCCGGAAATCATGTTTATGAAATTGATTCCGAGCTGGCTTTTCCCGGCTCTTTTCGGAAGCGAAATAGTCAGCAGCCTCAATTTGCCGTCAAGGACATCTTGATACCCCTGCACAATAGGTCTTAGATACCGCCTGCGTGGAGCATAAAACCGCTTCTCCGGCTTTCTGTCCATCTCCACATACAGCAGGAAGGTATCGAAATCATGCGGCGCATCAAACAGCATGGATTGCTTATGCAGCGTGTAGAAATACTCCGCATCTTTTGGGTTCCCGTTACGAAGTGCCTCGGAGGTCATCTTTCGGACTTCGGAATTTAACTGGTGCGCCGCAGCAAAATCTTCCGCTTCGTACCCAATGCACAACGCCAGCAAATCCTTGTAGGCTTCCCGGTCATGCGTTTTCTCTATGCGGTTTTTGATGCTTTCCGCAATCTTCCGATAATCCATTTTCCCTCCTGCAATAAAAAATGGACTGCCGAAAAATCGGTAGTCCATTTTATTTGGTTTTTGCGGAACCCTTACGGCTTCACTTCGTACTGTGTGCCATCAATCTGTACGCCAGTAACAACAAATTCGCCATTTCCTTGATCTTCATACCAGACCTTTGCCGGAACCCAGGATTTCATCTTGAGCGCGTTTGACGCATATACCTCGCACTGCACCATGTATTTTTCGTCTGCGCGTCCAATACCCCATGCGTCGTAGTATTTTGCGCTTACAAAGTATCGGTCAAGGACAGTCTCTGTCATGTCTTGCAACTGTCGATAAACATTGTATGGCACGGAAGATTCTGGCACATGTACATCGTCTATCTTCATCAAGAACCCACCCTTGTCTTTGTCATATAGGTCCGTTCCATTCAGGGATACATAAATAATCTCCCGGTGGTCTACCGTGAACCAGAACACTCTGTCCTTGTCCACCACTTCACGGAATGCAACAAGTCCATCGACCGATGCCGATGCGTCTGTTGGCTCACATCCGGAAATGGAGTCCACCCCACACATACGCAGAATATCTCTGCCGGCCTGTGCCTCATCTTCTGTCATTCCGAAAGAAACAAGCCTTTCTGCAATCCCATCACTTGCAATGTCCGACAGTTCTTCCGCAGATTCACTGCCTTGTACATCGAAATCTCCCGCTGCGTCAGGGCTCTCATCTTTGTTGCTGTATGCAACAGCAAGGGTAATGATTAGCAGAATGGCACATACGATTATCATTTTCTTCTGCTTGGCAGGATTCGATTTTTTCATTTTTCTTTCCTCCCTCTATTCCGTTCTCAATATGGGTTCTTGTTCACCTTTGACCCACTCACCACCCTTTCCGTAGCGATACATCCCTTGATAAAGCGGCTTGTTTTCAGTAATCACTTGCAAGGTACTAATGCTAAATTTAGTCCCGCTTCGATTTGTTTTACCCGCGTCATTTAGGGAATCGCAAATCGCTTGATAAGTCATTCCATTTTCCTTTGATTGTATAACAAATCGAACGATCTCGGCTTCTTCCGGAACAACAACAAGTTTCCCGTTTTGTGGAGCATAACCGAACGGTGGTCTACCACCACTATAGCCGCCACGAGCTGCTTTAATCTTACGGCCACTGCTTGTGCGCTTATTGATATTATCCCTCTCCATTTCGGCACAAGTTAGTGTAAAGGCTTTAAGCATATTGGCGAAAACACCAAACTGTCCGAAATCCTCACAAATGCTTATCAGTTCAATGTTCTTTCTGAGCAATGCGCCTTGATAATAGAAGTATATGTTAATATCCCTTGCTACTCTGTCAGACTTTGCTACAACAACAGCTTCATAGGGCGGATTGCTTACATCCCCATAAACAATCGCATCAAAACCGGGTCTGTACTTAGCACCGCTTTCTCCCTCATCGGAATACCATTTCAAAATGTTCATATCGTGCTTTGCACAATATTCTATAATTTGCTCCCTCTGAGCATCAAGGCCAAACTTATCTTCTCCGATCTGCCCATCGGTGCTGACCCTGACATATGCAGCAACATTCATTTAATGACCCCCCTAAGTTCGGTTTACGATTATATCATAAATCGTATACGGTAACTTGTCAAGGGGTTTGCGCAAAAAAACCTCTTTTATTTTTTGCGGGATTTTGTGGGTGGCTGCTTTTTTGGGGTCGTTATTGCTTCCCTAAAACTCATCCCCATTTTTTTCATTCGATACTCAACAGCTGGGCAACTGATCCCGTATTCACTGCACCATTCAGATAGCGGTTTTTGCACGCCGCCCATCGAATATTGCCTCTTGTGCATATTGCCCTTAAACTCAACCGCATCTTGGAAACTAAGCCCTTTCTCCATTCTGCGCTTTATCTTATCAGGGCGAACTCCACGCGCGTGGCAAGCTGCAACAAACTCATCCGCTTTGCGCTTGCTTTCTGCTGATTTTACGGCCTCGTCAAACGGAACTCCATGTTGAAGATCGGCACTTACTCGGCTGTAAGATATGCCGTGCTCTACACACCAATCGGGGAGTGTAAGCCCATCGTAAAGCTGGATATTCCGTTTGTTTTTGTTTTGGTCACCGCGTGGTATCCATCTGCAATTTTTCGGAGAATACCCCTTATCATTGTCGATTCGGTCTATTGTCAGCCCATCTTCATACCCATTGTCTTTTGCCCAATTTGCAAATTCCCAAAAGTCATACCGCCATGCATCGCACATGGTAATTCCTCGCCCGCCGTAATTAGAATAGTCTTTGCACGACTTTTGATAACACCTGCTCTTTATGCTTTTCCACCGAGAATAGAGCGGGTGCTCTCGCATAATCTCCTTTTTATTTTTTGGCGGTTTTTTTGAAACCGGCTTTTTTGTATGTCGGCATTTGCAAATGCCGTGGTTCTTTCCCTTAGCATAATCTTTCCCGTTGTAAGTCTGCTTAACAGCTCCACAGTAAACGCAACGGAGCGTCCACAGCTGTCGTTTTTGCTCTGCATCGTATTGTACATCTGTTACTTCAAAGCATCCGTATATGGTGCCGATGCGCTGGCTATAAAAAGATTTTTGCAGTTGCTCTGTGTAATTCACAACATCACCTCATAGCCATTATACCACACAACCGTTTGTTTTTTAAGTACAAGTTTTGATGTAGGGGGAAGATTGATTGTTTCGTGCTCGCCATTCACGGTTTACCCCCGCCCCGGCTGCCGCCGCATATCCCCCGGCCCACCGGCAGAGGCAGGGCCGCCCGGCCCGTAATAATCATCCAGGCAAAACAGGAATTACGAAAAATCTTGAATTATCTATTGACAACTACGACAAATCATAGTAAGATATAACCGTAACAAGACGAGGGCGCACCCGGCAGCCGACCAAAGCAACCCGGGAACGCCCCCCAACCAGCCAACAGGCCAGCACGGAGAGTATACCACATCCGGCAGCCGTTGGCAAGAGATAAGGCCATAGGGCCGGGAGGTAATACAATGGATTATACAACAGTACTTGCAGAGGCAAAGCAGACACTGGAGCAGCGCAAGGACCGCAGCGCATGGAGCCGGGGCGTCACAGCCTATGCCGTGGATATGCTGCAGCAGATCGCGGACTACTACAAAGACGGTTATATCTCCGCCGACGATCTCGCAACATGGACTACCGCCGAGGCCGCAGCACTGAACGGTGCGCGGGACTGGAGCGAATACAGCTGGGGCGGCTCGGCCCTTGTGTATGATGGAGACATAGCCGCCGCGCTCTGCACCCCGTCCGAACTCAAAAAGACCCGCAACGGCGACCGCAGGCCGAACAGCCGGGAAGAATGGCTCGATGTGCAAGCCCGGGCACTGCGTCAGGCTTTCCGCCGCGTGTATTCTGCAATCCGGACCGCCCAGGAGGTGCAGCAATGAGGAAGTATAAGCAACGGGAACTGCGGGAGCTTGTGCGGCTTGGTGTCGCAGAAGACTACACCAACAAGCCGAGCGAGTATATTATCACACTCCGCAGGCTTGAAAAGGTGGGCTATTCTGCCGGCGTGTATGGCATTAACGGCGGACTTGTGCAGGACACGGAAACCGGCGCATTATATGCCATTATCGGGCGTAGCTCCAATCTGTTTGTCTTGTTTTAAGGGGGTTGTAATATGAATATTGATAGCATCATGGCCGAACTGGCCCAGTATATACGCATGCAGGAGGAAGCCGCCGCAATGGTGGAAAGCCTTAAAGACCAGCTCAAAGAGCGCATGGCCGCCGCCGGGGTGGAATCCCTGGCGGGGTCAGAACACAAGGCCACCTATAAGGCGGTTACATCCTCCAGGGTAGACACAGCCGCCATCAAGCGAGATATGCCGGAGGTGGCAGCCCGTTACACCAAGACGACAACAACCCGCAGATTTACGTTTGCATGAGGAGGACGAAACCATGACGCGCATATTACCGCAGCGGATCACCGTTGAGCACATTATCGGCAACATCGACTACATGAGGCACAGCGGCGGACACATCGTATACCGGGGGGCCGAATACTGGATCGACTGGGCATATGATCCTGATGTTATCTGGTGGATCAGCGAGGACCGCCGCACCTCCGGCAGCATCAACGGGCGGGAGTACGCCCGCATCGTCAACGGCATTCCGTACCGCATTGACAATTGACGCACACGGCCAGCCGTGCTACAATCGGCATGAAAGGAGGTGCCGCCCGTGATCCTGTTGTATATCCTGTTGCAGCCTATTCTTCTGCTTTTCGATCTGGCCAAACTCCAGAAATGACCACCGCCCCGCATGGCGCAAGCTGTGCGGGGTTTTCATTTGCTCTCGGTGTATTCCGGGGGCTTTTCTGCTGTATGCCCTATTTGCCATTTTAACGCCTCTGTAAGGCGTTTTAGTGTTTGGGGCTATCCCCTATACCGCCGCCGTCCTGCTTGTCCTGTGGCCGTTGTTTATGGCCTTATGGCGTGGCGTTGTCCTCTGCTCCGTGGCTTGCCGCTTGCGCCGCCAGCTTGCCGCCGTTCTCGTTCACCTGTGGCCTTGTCGGTGTCCGTCCACTGCTCCGGTGGTGCGGTCTCGGTGGCCTCCGGCGGATGCTTCGCCGTGCGTAGCCCTCCGCCAAAGTCGCTGGCATAGTCGTTCCCCTCTGTGCGAAAGTCGCTGGCATAGTCGCTGGCATAGTCGCTGTGAAAGTCGCATGCGCCTGCGCCAAAGTCGCTTATTTACCCCAAAATCATAGTCGTTTACAAGATTCCGTGTATAAAGGCGGGATTTTTCTTGCCCACTTTCCCAAAATTAACGGAAAGTCGTGCAAAAGTCGCTCGGTTTCGGCTCATTTTGCATCAAAGTCGCTGGCTTCGATGTACTTCTGCTGGAGCTGTTCGGGAGTCAGGCCCTCAATCTGCGGTTGGTTCGGTGTCAAAACCATCTCCTGCTTGTCCACCATGCCGTAATAGTTCTTGGCACGGAAGCAATAGGCAAGGAAATTTAGCTTCCCGGAAACCACAAGTTTTGCGTCAAAAGTCTGCATAAAACCCTTAGCTTTTTTAATTATGGCCGCTGTTTCGGGGCTAAATCCCTTGCGTCTCCCGTATTCCCAGTCCTTAACTGTGCTAATTGCGTAGCCGGTAGACAGGAATAGTTCCTCTACTGTTGGTGTCTGCCCTGTCTGTGCGCAGCGCGCGTAATAGTCGTTTATTCTCTCCTTGAGTTCTTCGTCACTCTTTACCTTTGGTTGTCTATACTCTACAAGCACCTCTGTAAGGAGCTGAGATACAAGCGCTCTATCTTCATCGCTACTGAGGTCAGGGAGGCAGGAAGGAAAGTTCCTTTTGCCGCCTCTGCCGGTCTCCGGTCGGTTATCCTTTGTTTTTGCAATGGCAGTAGATTTCTTTGTTGCCATTATGTATCACTCCTGTTCATCTCCTGCCTCGGATAATATGGATTTAATCATGTCGGCATTATTTCTGATGATATCCATCGTTACATCGCTTTGGATGTGGTGCGAAAACACAGCCTTATCTTGCGCATCAGCATTGTAATACCCTGTGAATGTCGTTCCATCATGCGCCGTTGCTGCAATACAGATCGATTTTGGCGATACACCTACAACTGTTTCTATGGCTTCTTCCAGCCATGCAGCATACGGAAGCTTCGAAATATCCTCCATGTAAACCCTCCTTGTTTGTCACCAGCCCCCACCCCTTGGCTACAGTAACAGTCTTTCCCCGCCCATGCGGCCTTCTGGAAGCTCTCAAACATGGGTTACACAGTTTGCCAGCAGGTGGCAATGTCTTTTCCACAGCTCACTTCTGAGCGGTATAGCCGCACTTCCGGGCAGGCGCTATGCCATTTGCCCACGGCAGCGGCTCTCCGCTTTTGGTGCGGCATTGCAGTCCTGCCCTGCTTTAGCGCTTCAGGGAAAGTCCCCGTCACTCGCTGTGGTCTCCCCTTACGGGGCACCTATGCCGCATATTGGCCGTCTTCCCGCTTAGATTGTCACACGCTCATGCCCGCTTGAGGCCCCGCAAGCATCTCAAGCGCCGCTGTTCGGTCATGGCAAGGAGGACGCATCCTCACGCGCAGTTTTCAGCAAGCATTGTCATTTTCATGTGAGCCATGACGACAACGGTCTCACAGTGTCCGGGTGCTACCCGGCCTCTTGTGCAGGCGACAGGATTCGAACCTGCGAACCCGAAATTTTACTATCGGAGTTGATTCCTCCCAGCTTCCGCCCGCATATATTTGTGCCGTGTGGGAGGTGCGACCTCCCGCCCCTGATCGCGGGGTGCAACGAGCGCACGGCATATAACAACAGCCCGTAGGTTTCCCTACAGGCTGTTTGTGCCGGTATGACCTTTCGGTGCCAAAAGGTGCGCCCAATACCGGCGGCGCATAAGATGGAGGAAACGGGTTGAGTGGAAAGACGGGTGGATGACTATGCCTTATCATCCACTGTACCTATTGTAGCACATCATTAGGTGGAATTTGGCTCATCTTTTCCTGCGAAACCACAATATGTAGCAATGTCGAACAGGAATCTTTCTTTTCTCCGGCGGAATGTTGCTTCGCTTATCCCCGGAACAACAATCTTGTTGCGGGAATACTTGTGCTTGCCCTGACAGTTGCGCATGATCCCCTGTGTAAGCTGTTTGCGGATGCTCTCACTCTCCAAATCCCGCCCACATCGATCTATGGCGTATTCCACTGCCCGCATTTTCTTGGTTTCCGGCCAGTTTTCTATTGCGGCAAGCTGCTCCGCCTTGCTTTCGGACGGCCTACCAATGCCTGGAGAGCGGGGCATTCCCTCCGTTGCACTGCTTCCGCCGCTCAGTATCTCTCTCCGCGCATCGTTGTATGCCTGTACTCTCCGAGGATAACCTCTGACATAGGCGATGCACTCAAGCCGCACATCATACGGCAGTGTTTGTTTTCGGCTCATGCCCGCCTCCTCACTCTGCGTTGTTGATTAGTTTGTAGTCGCTCCGCAGAGCGTCCGCAATGTCTTTCTTGGTCACATAGCCGCTGTTCTTTGCATTCACCAGCTTCACAAGGCACTTTTGCAGATACTCAATGCTCATGGTATCGTGACTGTCCGGCGTTTCCTCCAGCACATGGAATCCAAACTTTGTAAGCAGCACTTCGGATACCAAATCCATATTCTGCTTTGTCCCTATCAGCTTTCCCTGCTGGTACGCTTTCATGGGGTTGTTAGGCAGGGTTTTGCCGTCAATTCTCATTTCCGTCCCTCCTTGATCTTGTCCATCAGAAGCAGCCGCACAGCTTGGCAGAGTGCATATACAAGGCTATTCTGCCAAATGCTCCGTCGCTCCTTAATGCGGCACATACCGTTCTCGATTTCCTCCAAGGCTTCCAGCATTGCGTCTTTATTCGCCATCGGCTGCCCTCCACGGAGTGTCCACGCATTCAGGATGGACAATCTCCATCTCGATCGCCCACAGTAGGTTCCACGCCGCAGCTACAAGGTGCGGCTCATCTACATAGCCCGCCAAATATTTTGCTGCGTGGCGAATGGCGGAATCTAACAGACTGTGGGTTGGGATTCCTTTATCGACATTATGCTCCCCGTATTTCAAAGCACCCGCCTCGCAGTGCTTCGACACTTCCATGATAGCCAACCAAGGGAGCAAATCCATCCGTCCCTTGCCCGTGTGCATATCCCGGAGTGCTCCGCTTGGAAACTTTGTTCTTTCTCCGCTGTCTTTAATCATAGTCCTTCCCTTCTCCGTAGCTGCAAAAGTCATCGTCCTTTACTGTGACATCGTACTCGCTCAGCTCATACCAATAGCCTTCGCAGGAACGTCCATTTCCATCTTTGCAACTGTACTTGCAGTCCTTGCACCGCACCACTTCCACAGCGTCAACGGTTGGAAGATCATACTTGATTATGTGATATGCTTCTGCAAATCCCTCGGCAAGATTATCAAGATGAGTTTCACCGTTGTGTATCAATTCGTTCGTTTCCTTGTATTCTTCGTCAAACAGTCTCAATGCTTCATCAACGTCAATCAGCCGCATCGCCGTCACCTCCGTCCATCTTTGCCCCGCAGTTGGGGCAGTAGTTGTAGGCACCATCAATAGACGGGTCAAGAGACCACCACCCACAAAACGAACACCTAAGCTGACTGAGCGTGTTAAGCGTTTGCTGGATGTATTCCCACCGCCCGTGCACCACCGGGGCAGCGTAGTTGCGCAGTCGTTCTAACGCTCTTTCGCAAGTCGGGCACAACTCGCACTGCTCCATTGTAGCAAACCACTTTCCACACGCCTTACAATCAGGCATCGTTGTCACCTCCGTTCTCAATCGCCACAAGCAGTTTGGCAACTCTCCCGTCTTTTAACGTCCACTCATAGCCGCCAGAGGACTTGTCACCGTGCAGACCACCAAGACATTCCTGTATTAAATAGTCGCGCACAGCACATAAGGCTTCATCGGTGCACTCCGTTTTGTTCTGCCATAGGTTCTTGTTCTTACTGTTTAGTGTACCCGCGTAAATCCCAAATGCGCCGCATCCAACATGATATTCAGCCATTATTCATCGCCTCCAATGCTTTCTCCGCCTCCTCGCTTACCGCAGTAATTCTCCCATGTTTCACCAGATCGCAGAACACATTGTAACCCATGTGAAACACAATTCCGCAACTGCTACAATAGCTAATTGCAAGCTCTACATCCTTCATAAGTCGCGGACTGTCAATGTCCTTGGATAGCAAAGTGCGCCCACTGGTAAATGGCAGCACCACCAACCGCCCGTCAGCCTGTGCCCTTAGCAATGGGTCAGCTACCTTGTGGTACTCATCCAATGTGTGCTGCATTGCCGTGATTTCCTCTGGTTCCATCCACGTGTCCTCGTATTTCACCAGCCGGTCTAACAAACGATTGCGGCAATACAGTGCAGTGCAGTCAGCCATCGGCTTACCATGCTTACCCATCCAATCCGCTTCGCACTTCTGGCAGTCCATCATTGCCTGTCCATCGGTGTCGCGCTTCGTCAGTCGTTCCATCACTCCACCTCCTGCATCCAATATTCTTTACGACAGTCGTCGCATCTGCGACCAATGGTTGCGCAGCCGCCACCTGCGTTCCTGTGCGATGCAGAAATTGGGCAGGGGCATACCAGCAGCACGCCATGATTTCCAATTCTCGCCTCCGGGTATTGCTCCAGAAACACGCTCTGTCTGGTCTTACGCGGGTGTGCAGCAGACCATTCCTCGGTGTTCTTCACAATTTGCGCCGCATCAACGCCCCACACCTCACTCATGGTGCCGCACATTCTGTTCCGCTCCTCAATAAACTTCACAGCATCCATATTGTCAACCTCCTATCTCATATGTCTTTTCCCGGCCTTTGCAAACCTTGCGCTATGCCGCACATAGCGCTCCCGGGCGGCGGTGTTGGCTTGATCCACCCAGGGCTTTTCCTCCAGCCGCTGGGCCTCATACGCCCGGAACGCCTCGCAGCTCTTCCGGCAGGCCCCGCATGGGAGCCTGTCCGGGCAATCCTTCACACAGGGGCTTTTCATTCCTACCACATCCTTTCTTGCGCCGTATGATCCGCAAACCGCTGTTCTTGCAGTTGGAAATATGTCGGTTCGATCTCGCACCCCACAAACTCAAAGCCGAGGTTGTAAGCCGCTATCCTGCTGCTTCCACTGCCCAAGTGTGTATCCAGTATGCGCCAGCCTTCTTTGGCGTACTTCATCAGCAGCCACTCGTACAATGCCACGGGCTTTTGCGTTGGATGTATTCTTTGCCCCTTTTCTTGCAACGGCGAGTAATAAAAAGTTCTCGCAGATGTATCGAAAGAAGTCCATGCAAATTCGCAAGATGCAAAAGAAATATCTTCCGGCTGCTTTTTGTCCCAAATAACAAATCCCCTACAAGGCGGAAGATCGTAATAATTTCCCCCCCATATTATTTGGTTTTTGCTGCATCTTTTTAATTCGCTAAAATACACATCACCCGGAGTCGCATCGTCCCATCTTGTTTCAGTGGCATTGTATTTTTTCAATCGGCCACTATCATGAATGCTAATTCCATACGGTGGGTCAACAATGGCAAGATCAAATGCTTTATCCGGTAGCGCCTGCATATACTCCATGCAGTCTACGTTCAGCGCGATTTGATTCATTCGCTCCACCTCACGATCTTTTCCTGGACACCCCACTGCAGGGCGTCCTCGTGGCTATCAAAGTACAGGTCAATGCGGTTTCCGCTGATTGCTCCTCCCACATCCTGCGCTATGTAGATATGCCCATCAATCTCAACCTCCGTACCCATCGGGATAACATCCGGGTCCGTTGCGATGGTCACGCCCTGTGTGGCTTTCGCTCCTGTGGCTGTATAGCCGTTTGAATACGCTCCACAGCATTTTTCGCATGGGCAGTATGCTGTCACGGTCATGGTGCTTTCGTTCGTGTAGGCGGCTTCCTGCGGCGTTTCTTGGCGGATTACTTCCGCCACCGGCGGGGAAACGGGTTCTTGCTCCTCCACATATTCCGCTTCTGCGGCAAGTAGCTCCACCCACAATATCCCGGCGGCAAACAGCAGACCAAGGGCCGCACCTCCGGCAACTGTAAATATGCTCTTTCTGCTCATTTTCTTCCTCTCCCGTATACCATCCATTGCATAGATACCCCAAGCGCATCACAGATATGTGCCAGCACCCACACCGATGCGGTGCTGTGTCCACACTCAATATAGCTGATTGTCGATGGTGCTACACCAGATTCCAAAGCCAAATCATTCTGCGACATAAGTTCCTTCTCCCTCGCCTCCCGCAGGCGCTTCCCCATACCCGCAAAATCTGCCGTCATGTGTATCCTCCTTTCTATCATCAGGATCGTACTTTGGGCAACTTACCACCAAAAACGATGTGTATTTTTCGTTTTTGGTCGGAATTGCATTCCATCCCTTTACCGGCTCAAAGCGTATAGGCCAGCCCTTTTTTGTGTAGTCTACTTCTGTCCATGAGCATTTTCCATACGCTTTTCTACAAGTCCAGCAAAGCGTTTTCCCTCCAGTGGTAATATGCTCCTTCACAAGTTTTCTCCTCCTCTCACCACTCAACCGTGACTTCACATTCATTCGGCATAAGCAGGCGTAGATTTTGCAAAACGCTTTCCCGGTCTCCCCGGATAGTGAGCCGTGCGTGCAGCAGCTCTGCACCCCTTGCGGGTGGGGCAATTTCGTCGGTCTGCTTCTCCGGCGTTTCTGCTGCCGTCACTTCGGCTGTGTGCCACTCCGATAGTTTCTTTTGCCACAAGTCAAGGTTCCGACCACCTCGCACAAACGGCACGCCCAGCTTTTCTCCATATTCTCTGATGGTGGCGCTGCAACAGCCCATCTCGTCTGCAAGGTATGTAGCTGCCGCTCCACAACTCTGCATATTCCGCAGGTATTCTCGCTGCAGATCGTCCGGCATTCCCTTGAATTCATCCAACGGCATAGGCCGCGTGATGTTGTAAGTTTTCACCGCTCCGTTCATCTCCTTTTTCTGCGCCGCAGTGAGATAGTCACTGGGCAATCTGCATTTCCCACGCTTACGGTTTACATGGGCAAACGCACCTCTTGCAACACGCTTTTTCTGCACGATGTCATAGTCAAAATCATTCATAGGCGGTTATGCTCACCTCCGTGCGTGGATTTTCCTTGTCGTACAGTACCCGGCTCCCGTCATGGCTGACAATAATGCCGCAGTGGTCGTCCAGCAGCACACGCGCCTTGACCATCACATCGTCAACAGCTTCCAGCAGATTGGTTAAATCCACTCGCCGCTTGGTGGGCATATAAAACAGGCATTTAACCTCCACTGGATAATCGATCGGCTCATGCACACCAGCCTTTTTGCAGTACCACACAGCTTTTGCCTCGTAGTCGATGTACTTCTGCGACGGCATGATAAACGATTTCCCTGTCTTGCTGCTGTGCATAATGCGCTGGCTGTTTTTCTTCGTCACAGGTGGCAGGGGTATGGTAAAGTGCAGTTCAGCCATTTCCGTCTCCCATCTCCATCTGCCCGTCAACCTGCATGGCCTTTTCAAGGCGTCGGTATGTCCCCAGCTCGTCCAATGCCCGCTTGCGGTACATGGAAAGTAAGGCTTGCTTTTCTTCCTCCGTTTCCGCCAGCTTGTAGCCGCCGTCTTTCATGGCAACGATAGGCACACCCTGCCGCCTCTGCTCCCGTATCATCCGGCGGTTCTCTCTGTCCGGCATACCGGTCAATGCTTCAAGGTTTTTCCGGGTGTATGTAATGCCGGGAATCATGCGTAATGTGGTCATTTCAGCCTCCAATTCTGCTTTTTCCCGATGTTCAGCATATAATCCTTCGCCCTCTGGTTGATCCTGCTCCCGATTGCCTCGTCCCAGCTCAAAATGCGGTCAATGGTCAGCTCCGTGGAGATGATCGTGATTGCATCCGGGTTGATATACCTGGCATTCAGCAGGTCAAAGGCGATGTTTTTGTCGGCATCCGTTACGCTCCCCTTGAGAAAATCGTCGATATACAGCGCACGGACGGTTTTCAGCGGCTGCATGGCTTCGGCGTATGCTTCAGCATCGTTGGTCTTTGCCTTGATTGCCGGAATATCTCCCCTCCATTGCACATACCGCACTGGGATTCCTCCGTCCATCAGCTTGGCGCAAATCGCCGTACACAGGTGTGTTTTCCCAGTGCCGGGAGAGCCGCCGATGAAAAACCACTTGCCTTTCCAGTCGGTCAAATACTTCTCCGCCGCTTGCTTTGCGGCCCGTTGCCAATACTCCTGAGTTTGGAACGACTCAAAGGTGCAGCTATCCAGCAGTCCCAGAAGTCCGGAACGCTCCATGCGAAGCCTATTCCGACGAATGATCTCACATTTGCAGGTTCTACTCACCAGTTTGCCGCTTTCCGTGCGCCGGACGGTGTAGCCCAGCCCGCCGCAGATGTCACAGCCATGTTCCGACATGGTATTCTTGCTTTGTTGGCTGTTCACCGGCTTCCTCCTTTCTGCGCTTCTCCCATGTTCTGATGGCAGCCTTCCAGTCCTTCATGCGGTTTTTCCCAACCATCCATCCCTTGCTGGCGTAGAAATCAACGAACTGCTGTGCGTCAACCGCAGACCCCCGTTCGGAGATATAAGCCTGAACTTCGGCCAAAGAAGGCGGAGAGAAGCGCGCCTCGCGCGCATTATTCTCGCTTCTCGATTCTCGTATATCGATTCCCGATTCTCGATTCTCGAATACGGGAACATCTGCATTCATTTGTTTGCAAATGATTTCATCTGCTTGCGTAGGCTCTACAGGCTCAGGATATTTGCTTTCCTTTGCTCTCTGGTTCTGATACTTACCCCATGTTGGTAGGTAGAGGAAGCGCTTGCCCTGTGAAGTATAAAGGGCAACCAATCCAGCACTCGCCAGTCCATGAAGGGCGTTTTCTACAGTTTTCAGAGTAAGATTTTCTTTCAAAGGGAATAGCCTGTTTTTGATAATCGCGGCCCGTCCGTCATAGCGTCCGAAATCATCGCAAGAAACAATCAGCCGATAGAACAAGACCTCCTCGAACCACGAAAGCCCATCTATGCTGTCGCTGGTGCAGATGCTCTCGCGTATGATTCTGTTCGGCATCGGCGCACCGCCTTAAAACGGCAAATCGCCGTCGTCCTCGGAAATCTCCTCGAATGTCTGTGCGGGCTTCTGTGGTGCGCTGTCCTTGCTGCCGCTGAAATGTACCCGGTCCGCCGTCAGCTCCACCACCGTGCGCTTGTTGCCGCTGTTATCCTCGTATTCCCGGCTGGAAAGTTTGCCCTCCACGACGATCTCCTTGCCCTTAGCAAAGTGCTTGCAAATCATCTCTGCCGTGCTCTGCCATGCCACGCAGGAGAGAAACAGCTTCGTTTCTCTGTCCTTTACCTTCTCGCTCCATGCCACACGGAAACTGCACACCGCTGTTCCGCTGTTGGTGCGGCGCAATTCGGGGTCAGAGCAAAGCCGCCCCTGCAAAATCGTTCTGTTTACCATCGTTTTCCTCCTTACAAATAGCTTTTTCCAAATTCACGGCGGAAGTCATCTTCCGTCCATCTCTGTTCCTGCATGGCCTTTAACTGGCCGTATCGGCGAAGCAGACGCATTTGATTCCCGTTTCGGTGTACAGCGTTTCCACCGTTCCTGTGGCATCGTTCGCCGCAGAGATACACCACAAGGCCGTATTTCTCGCTCTTGTTTCGGTACGCACCGCCGAAGATATGGTGCCGCTCCAGCGGGTCACTTGCGCCATTTCTGCCGCACAGGAAACACCGTCTTTCATCAGTCACCTTTATCACCTCCCAGCGGCTGAGCTTCGCCCCAGCGGGATTTTAGCGCATCCAACTCCTGCGGTGTCATAGTCTCGATTCCAGCTTCTCGGCAATCGGCAACGATCTGGTCAATCAGCCGTGACATCTGCTCTGTGTCGTAGGTGCTTGAGCCGTACCAAACCGCCACGTTCACGCAGCCAGGAATTTTGCTTGGTCCTTGTTCCGCCATCCAGCCGGTTCCTTTCGCCTCCCATCTGCGGCAGAACTCGTCCGCCGCCTTTGATACCATGCACACGACATCGCTCACACCACCGATGATCCTGATTTCTTCCCGGTACACATCATTCCTCGGAATCCCATAGTGTGCCGCCAGTTTATCCAGTAAAACCCACGCATAAGCGTTTGCGTCAAGGCTCCTGCCCTTGCGCTTGATCTGCACCACATACTGCTTGTCCGGCTTCATCTCGTCACAGATGGTCATTGCAGAGGCGGGGGACTGTACCCGGAGGCACAGCCACGCCCCATCGCTGTCCTGCTGCCACCGTGCGGCGGTCACATCAGCCTGCAACATTGCCCTGCTCCTTCTTCGCGGCCTTCATGCAGTCGGCGCACATCTGCGCTCCGTAGCGGCCCTTGGAGTACTTAACCATGTCCTTTACCGTCCACATTTCGCCGTTGCGCTTCTTGACGGACACAATGTCAGCTCCACATCGCTCACACACCGGAGCGGCGTTCCGCTCCTTCTCGTCCAGCTCGGCGGAGGAAATTTTGTCCGGGTCCTCGCCGGTGGGAAGCGCAAAGGTCCGCAGCCACATATACTTAAACGCATAGGTCATGGCCTTGCCGCTGCCCTTGTCTTGTGTGTCTGCGCCATCTCCGCAGGATGCAATCTCGATGTATTCCTCCGGGTTTTCCACGTTGACCATGCGGTAGATGACATCCACGTGGGTAATGTTCCCAGTTCTCCCGGCTGTCTGTGCGATGGGGTATACAACCAGTTTGTGTTTCAGCAGTTCCGCACGCATGATGGAGGTTACTTTCTCCTCGCTCAGTGCCTTGTATTTGGTGCTGCCAAACTCTACATGATCGTCCTTTGCCAAATACTGGACATCCTGCATGATTGCAGCGATTTTCTCGTAGATATTCATCATTCGGTTTTCTCCTCATCAACAACTTGTAGCGGGCAATATGCCCCGACGATTCGTGTGTCCAGCAAATACTCCCCCGTGCGGCGGCATTGATTTCGCGAATACGTCTCCAAAAGTGGGCAGAGGTTACAGCACATTTTCCCCTCTGGGAATGGGATTTCCACTGTAGCTTTTATGTACCGGAGGACGCCGTTTATCATCCCAAGCCCCCCTTATGCAAAAACTCCGAGAGATACTCACCCTCCGTCAGCTCGGAAATATAATCAAGCTGCACATCGGAGAACTTCCGTATAGCCAGCTTGAAATTTCCGATTGTTTCCAGCTCGCACTTGTGGCACATAGCAGACTTCATCGGCTTCCAGCCGTGGCAAACCGGGCATTCATCCGCTTCTCCGGGGATAATCTCCTCTCCGCACTCTGGGCAGACATAAATTATGCTGTTTCCGCACTCATCGGACTTTTCCTCGATGTAATCCAACGACTGGAACGCCGCCCCACAATAATCACACAAATACATTACTAAGCCTCCATGATCTCGCCGTTCACCAGTTTGTACCATGTGTCCGCCTTGACGGTATCGCCGTCCACCTTTGCAATTTTGACATCAATGATGTTGCCATCATCGTCACGCTCAGAAACGACAATCCAGTTGCCCACAGTGCCTCTTGCAAGGCTATCTTCGCCCCATGCCACAGCAAGGCACTGTTCGCCCAATGCGGTCGCTCTCCCAGCGAAGCCGGTTACGACAGCCGTGCCACTCCAACCGGATGCGGCGGCGTTGCCACTATCACCCGATGCGGCGGCGTTGCCACTATCACCCGATGCGGCGGCGTTGCCCCTCCAACCGGATGCGGCGGCGTTGCCCCTCTCACCCGATGCGGCGGCGTTGCCCCTCTCACCCGATGCGGCGGCGTTGCCACTCCAACCGGATGCGGCGGCGTTGCCCCTCTCACCCGATGCGTCGGCGTTGCCCCTCCAACCGGATGCGTTTTCCTCGGTTGCGCTCTCGCACTTGTCAAACACAAACCGCACACCGGCGTTGATAACGCCTTTTAGCCCGATTTCTGCACCGATCTTGATATGCTTGCCGCAAACCTTGCTGTCATAGCTGCTACGCTGTCCGTTGTCCTCAATCTCCACCTCGCAGTACCGGCTATCGCCAGGTCTATAGTAGCGTAGCGTGTCCAGCGGGTTCTCGCAGGCGTGGGGTCCGCGATTGCACAGCTCTGCGGTTTCCTCCGTGTACTCGCCGCCGACCTCATACTGGAAGCCTCGGCACCTCAAATTTTTATCAAATCCCTTGCACGCTTTCATCTCGATTTCCTCCCAATTTACTATTTGCCGGGTCTATCCAGCTTGTCCACCAGCCGAACAAACCAATAACTCACCGTTGCGGCTCCGATGATGACCAAAGTCAATGTGTACCCGTCCATCAATTCACCTCCGCAGCGCACAGCGTGTCGCACATACCCTTGCAGGGGCAGGCCGGACAATCGCACTCCAGCGGGCTCTTCTCTTCGCACAGCGCATCGTGCCGTGCCAGAAAAGCATCCTCCAGCGCCCTGTATTCTTGGTTGGTCATGTTTACTCCTCTCTCTCCTCAATCCACGCATCCAGTTTCTTTTTAAAAATCTGAAATACCCGGCTGCGGTCGGTGCGGATGCACACGCCGAAGGGGTACACGCCCTGCTCCAGGCCGTCGGCCAGAGTGTCAGAACAAAGGCTCAAGCCTTTATCTCTAAGATACTTCGATGCCTGGTGAAGCGTCATGGTTTCGATCATTTGTCATCCTCCTTCTTCAACAGCTCGTCCACCGTGCAGCCGTACAGCTCGGCGATCTCCGGCAAGCGGCTGGCCCTCGGTGCCTGCGTGCCGGTCTCCCACATGTAAACCGCCGCATCCGTCACCTTTAGTTTCTCGATGACCTGCCGGACACTTAGCCCAGCGGCCAACCGAGCGCTGCGAAAACTCATTCTGTCACCTCCAGTTTGATTCTTGCTTAGTTTTTAAGGTTGAATACGGGTGTTACGGCATCAGGGCGGCTTTCCCTCTCCGCAATCAACAAAAACTAAGTTTTACTTGACAACTTAGCAAACTGTGGTATTATGGAAGTGCCAACAACCCTTAATATTTTCCGCAGTCCGCTAAGTGCAGGGGGCTTGGTTTTGTATTGCCTCCCGCCGATTCTTATTATAACTAATTAGAAGTTATAAGTCAACCACTTTCTATTAGTTTTTATTAGTTTTGGTGAACTGCACAATATCCACGAGGTGCAAATGGACGCTATAGACAAAATAAACTTTTACTTGAGCAAAAAGGGCAAAAATGGAGCCGATTTAAGCCGCGCATTAGGGCTATCAAATAGCATTTATAGCCAATGGAATACGCGGAAAACTAAGCCGTCAAATGTTCGCCTTCCCGCTATTGCCGAATATCTCGGTGTCTCCGTAGAGGACATTATGCCGGACGATGTAGCCGCCCCCGCAGCTTCGGAGGGCGCAAAAAAAGC